CTTATCGCGCTCTACGGCGCCGAAGTACTTCTTAAGGTGGCGGCATGATCGATTTCAAAAGGCACTCGCCTAGCTCTCTCAACCTCTTCGCTGCCAGCCCGGCGATGTTTACCCTGGAAAAGATCCTTGGTTATCGCCAGCCTGTTGGCTCTCCTGCGCACCGCGGCACGGCGGTTGAAGACGGCATTACGTTCGGGCTCATGAACCCGGAAGCGCCGATCGCGGATTGCGTCGCGGAAGCTCTGAAAAAGTATGACACCATATCGGCTTTGTCTGGCGACAAGCGGCGCGAAGATTACCGCCTGACTATTGCGGATATGGTCAAGACTGGCCTCGAGGAACTGCGTCCCTATGGCGTCCCTAGCCAGTGCCAGGGTTTTGTCGAGTGGAAGCCTGAAGGGCTGCGCTATCCTATCGTCGGATATTTTGACTATCACTGGGCCGATCACAATATCACTGTTGACCTGAAAACGACGGAAAAGCTCCCGTCTTCGGTCAAGGTACCGCACGCGCGCCAGGTCGCTCTGTATGTGACATCGAACAATGCGAATGCGCGTATTACCTATGTCACGCCGAAGAAGCGCGCGACGTATCAGGTTGACAACATCGACGCCCATCGCCGCGCGCTGCATCAGATGGCGCTGCGATGCGAAGCCTTCTTGGCGCTGTCCGATGATCCAAAGTTCTTTCTCGGCATCACGGTCCCCGACTTGGAGTCCTTCTATTGGGGCGGCCCTGCGCGCGAGCTCGCTTTCGAACACTGGAATATCTGAATTCCCTTGAATGGGATTGGCACGCCATCCGCCTTAGCGATGGCTTTGTTGAAGGAGAGAAGCCAATGGCTCTCGGTTTGTCTACTGGTGGAACGGGCGGCGGGGAAATCCAGCCGTATATCAATTACGACGCAAAGGCCGGTCGCATGTTCCGGGTCGATCGCTCTCAGGGCGGAGATGGCACCTGGGCGACGGATAAGGTGGAGATCACCACCACCGTTCAGATGGTGATGGATCTTGCCAACATCCGTGTCGGCTGGATCAACTACACCTCGCAGGGGCCGGTTCGAAAGCTGGTGGTGCTCGGGCAGGAGGCTATCCCGCCGCGTCCGGACGACAAGAACGCTGACGGCAAGCCGGCGTTCAAGCAGGGCTTCGAGGTCAATCTGCTGCTCGACAAGGCCAGCGGAGGCGGGGTTCCTCGCGTGTTCGGCTCGGCCGCAGGGTGCGTCATTGAAGCCATGGACGCCCTGCATGACGCCTACATCTCAGCCGCCGAAAGCAAGGCTGGCAAGCTGCCTATCGTCAAGATCGCGGGCGTGCAACCCGTGAAGTCCGGCCAGTCCACTAACTACAAGCCGACGTTCGCAATCGTGAATTGGATTGATCGGCCTGCCGCGCTCTCGGATGGGGCGGCAAAACCTGTGACGGCTGCGGCAGCTCCGGCCACTGGCTCAACTGTTGTGCCTCCTCCGGCACCGCAGCCGGCCGCGCTCGCTGACGCTTCTGACTTCGGCTGATCCCCGGGGAGTCCACGACAACAGACCGGGCCCGCTGCGGCCCGGTCACACTATACGGCCTCACAGTAGAGTCCAGTTGCGTAGGAGGTCTTTTGGTCAAGGGCAGGAATGATGAACGCCGTGGTTCAGCCGATTTTAACGCCGGACGTAGCAGCCATGCGGCTCCACGTCGAACATCTGTTTGGCGGGTATCTCGACGGCTGCCATGAGGGTCTGATCGAGCTTTCCTGGACAGACACCAAGCCCGACCAGGCCGGTCGCTACCGGCTGGCTAACGCCCGCATGTTCGGCACGGACGCCCTGGACGAACTCGTGGACGAGGCCGCGCGGCTGAACGCGCAGCCCATGTGCAACGTCTATATCGGCGCCGCCCTCCGCCATCCCGACACGGCACCATTCGGCCGCGCCCAGGACCGCGACGCATGGGCGCTGACGTGTGCCTATGTGGATCTGGACGATGCGGAAGCCGCCAAGAACGCCAAAGACATTTATGGCCTGGACAAGCCGACGCTGGTCGTCCTGACGGGCAGGGAGCCCTATACGCGCGCTCAACTCTGGTGGCGGCTCGAGGAGCCCCTGAAGGATGCCAACCACTGGCCGGCGCTGCTGCGCGGGTTCGCCGCCAAGCTCCATGGCGACACCACCGTCACCAATCCTTCGCGGGTAATGCGGCTCGCCGGCACGATCGCGTGGCCCGTCAAGCCGGGCCGTACCATTGAGCTAACCTCTATTGCGCCCCTGCGCGAGCCTGGGCGCTGCGAGTATTCGCCGGAGCATTTGGCGCGGGTATTCCCGCCCGTCGCCGGTCAGGCTTCTGTGGTCGCTCCTATCCACGTCAATCACACCACCAATTCCCTCGGGCTTGCAGACAAGATCAATGACGGCCGCGAAGCCTATATGCGGGACACTATCTCGGCCTGTCTTATTGAACTGATCGGTACTACTGGATGTTGCCCAAGCGCCCAAGAGCTCCACGACGCCGCTTGGCCTCAGTACGAGCGCAAGGTGGATCTTACCCGCGGCGGCCGGGGTGCTGAAGAGTTCGCCCAGAAGTGCGCTTATACGGTCGCGCGCTTCGAACGTGGCGATATCCGGGGCATTGAGACCTTGGATAAGGCCGTTGAGGTCTATCAACGGAAGGAAGCCAGAAAGGTCGATAAGCCGAAGGCTCAGCCGATATTGCCCCCGCCAGCACGCCAGGACGGTGTGATCAAGACGACCGACTTCCTGACTCTTCTAACCGAGGATGTGATTGAGGAGCCGGACTATATCGAGCCTGGCTTTGCTGGTCCCGGTAACTTCGTTCTTATCGCCGGCCCGCCAAAGGCGCAAAAATCTTTCTTGCTGCAAGAGATCCTAGTGGCATGCGCTACCGGCGCGTCATTCCTGATGAATACGTTCCAGGCAACCCGGCCGTTGCGCGTCTTTTACCTCCAAGCCGAAATGAACCGGAAACTGCTGCGCAAGCGAGCTCGAGAGTTCAAGTTGCTGACGTCGGAAGAGCGTCAGATGCTAGCGCGCAATCTCATTATCTCCGAGCGCTTCCACATGATCCTGAACGAAAGCGGGGTCAAAACTGCGATTGACACGATCAAGGCGGCATTCCCTGACAGCCCCCCCGACATCATCGCTGTGGACCCGCTGGCGAACGTTTTCGACCAGGAAAACGAGAACGATAACGCCCAGCTTATGCGCTTCCTTACGGGTCGTATTGAGGCCGTTCGGCAGGCCGTCAACCCAATGGCATCGATCATCATGGTGCATCACGCCACCAAGAAGTCGGCCGAAGATATGGCCAAAGATCCTTTTGTCGCCATCCGAGGAGCCGGCGCGCTGCGCGGCTACTATGATTCCGCGATCGTCATTTACCGCGCTGGTGAAGAGTCCAAAGCACGCAAGGTGCACTTCGAATTGCGCAGCGGTGAATCACCGGAGCCGATGACCGTTGAATTGGTCAATGGCAGATTTGAGACCCTTTCAGAAAATGCAAGTTCGATCGATAAGCCGTTGGCTCGGCAGATGTTGGCTATCCTCCGGGAAGCCTGGAATGCAGATGAGCCGCTTTCGATGCATCCGCAGTCGCGAAGAGATGGGCGGTTCGCCGTGTTCAACTTGTCAGAGCAGTTCAGAGTCAAGCCAAAAGAGGTCGATAAGCTACTAAATCAATGGATGCTCAACAGGGTTGTTGTCATGCGTCCGAAGGTATCGCGAGGACGTTCCGCGGGTCTCGAAGTGATCGGTTCCATAGACTAACTCGCCTTGTAGTTGCTGCACCGAAGCAAAATTGCAACTGTGCAAACCATTGAAATCATTGATGCACAGAAGCGGCACACAACCTGCACCGAAGCACCGAAGGGGGTCATAAGTGTTTGAAATCATTGAATGCACCGAAGCACCGCACCGAAGCATATATATATATATCCCGCTGCGCCTTACGGCGCGCGGGAATATATCTGCCAGCGGCCTCCTTGGCGGGAGGCTGTGATGGCGACCAACGATGTTGTCTTCCGCGAAGACGTCCAGTGCTTCGTTCGCGATCTGGGATATGACTTCCGAACGAAGGTTGGCGTTCTCTACCTCGAGGATGGCGGGTGTACGGATATGTCCGGCTGCATTCGTCTCTTCAAAAAAATTGATCCGGATGTCCAAACCATCCTGACCATCGCAGGACGGAGGCGGGACACGGCCTATCTTAGGGATGACGATCATTGGCGGGCTGTGTCAGCTCCCGACGAGCGTGCTCCAATCCATGGCGACTGGTGGACACGCTGATGGCCAAAGCAGCAATCTCCCCTCTCGACACTCGCCCTCTTGGCTCAACCCATTCCTGGGCTCGCAGCAATGGCACCTACATCTCGGGGCGCGCGTACATCGATGGCGCCGATGAGACCGCCTGCGAGATGGAGGCGAAGTGGGGTGCCGACCGTCTGCGGCTCCTGGTCTCGCCCGAGCTGCGGGAGAAGTTCGACCGGCAGCGCTACCTGTTCAACCAGGCCATTTGGCACGGCGAGCTCGAGGACGTCCGCCGGGAGTCGGGGCGGATGGTCAATGCCTGGATGGCCCTAGATCGCGCTGCGGAGGCCGCTGGTGCGTTAAAACTTTCTCCCGTGGTCTGGGAGGTGGCAATCAACGAAGGCCACTCAGTGGCCGCCGTAGTTCGTTCCAGCCACGATGCGGCGGCCGTCAACGCTGATGGGCGAGAGGTCGTGGTCTACACGCTCGAGGAGATCGGGCGGCTGCTGGCGGCGTATCCGGACATCGCGCGGGCCAAGGCGGTCTTCCCTGGCGCGACCGTGACCGAGATCAGGAAGACGGTTGAAGATCCTCTGCGGGCCATTCCCGATACCGCAGACGATCTGAACGACGAGATCGGGTTTTGAGGGGCACGACATGGCGCGCATCAGACGCAAACCTTACGACCCGAACGCCAAGGCGCACGACCGACGATCGACGGACTTGCTAAGGAACGCCCAAGTCTGTCCGATCGAGGTAGACGACCCGTATTCTCACGGAGAAAAAATTGTCGTCATGCGGTCAAACCGGAACGACCCATTGGCGCGGCTTCACGACCGTCGGCAGATCGATGACGCGCAGTATCTCGGCGGGCGGGCATTCCAACTTGACTTCGAGGCGGCCGAACGCGGGCCGTGTGCAATTGATCCGTCGAAAGAGGCCGTCGATGGCGGCCTCGCGCCAGAACCCATCACAGAAGCCCAGAGAAAGGCAGGGATTCGTTTATCGCATGCGCATAGGGTTCTGGGCCAAGATGGCTCAGGACTCATCCACGACGTTCTAATCCATTCCTTGAGCATGGCTGTTGTGGCGGGGCGTCGCGGGTTGGTTGGGAAGCGATGGGAGGAATATTTCGGGCTTCGCTTCCGGGAGTGTCTGGACTGCCTCGCCAAGTTCTACGGTTTTGCGAATGATAGTTCTGGGAAGCGCCGGATTGTGGGTGAAGACCCGTTACCGGTAGGGGGTACTTGACCCCCGGAGCAAATCAGGGTACAAACGCCATCGTCGCAAGAATTTTAAGCCGCCCCGGAGATGTCCGCGGGCGGTTTTTTCATTTCCCCAGCTCGAAGCGCCGCCGCCCTCCCGATATCCCCACCTCCTGCCCGAGGGGAGGTTGATTGGCGTGCGCTTCGGGATTTGTTTCGAGAAACCCATGATCGGTCTTTACAGCATCTTCGCCATCCTGTGCGTGATCGTTGACCAAATCTTTATCAACCCGTTCCGCAGGAATCGCCGTGGCTGATGTTCGCCCCATCGTTCTTCGAGCAGCTTGAGGATCGGCTAAACCTTGCCGTTTATGACACAAACGAGGAACTACGAATGGCGCTGAAACTTCAGGGCCTCGGCAGCAAACTAGGTCTGCTCAAACATAACCTTGAGCTGGATGCCGAGAAGCTTTCGACCGAGATCGACGCGGCAGACACTGAGCGCGTAACCGTCATGGCGCAAGCTAGCGAATCTGTTGCAGCGCATCGCAAGGATCTGGCTGAGGTCAAGGCGTTCGTCGCCGAGGTCAAGGAAGCGACGAACGGCGCTCCGGCCGATCCGGCATCCCCGACTCCCGTTCCAGGTCCGTATCCGAGCTATCCATGATCCTGACCGCAGCAAAACGTTCCCATATGCCGAAAAAGGATTTTGCCGGTCCTGGGCATTCGTTCCCCATCTCGGACAGGACCCACGCCAGGCTTGCCATTAGTGGCGCCACGAGGGCTGAGCACGCCGGCAACATCTCGGCAAGCGAAGCAGCTTCAATCAAAGCCAAGGCCCGCCGTAAGCTCATGGCGAAGGCGTTGAAGGGATGACCGGCAAACTCGCCGAGGATTACGACTTCATCGGCCGCCGTCTTCGTGAGCTGGAGCGCGACAAGGAAATAGCGCGGGCTTATCCGCCCGTACTCGTTGATGAGCCGGTCAAGGATTGGCCGACGCTTGCAGAAATTTGGTGTAGCGACAGACTTTAGGGAGCGGCGATCAAAAGCCGTGGGCCATGAATAGAATACAGAAGGAAAACCTCTCCAAAACGCCTAGGCGGGGCGCTGGTAGGCCGAAGGGCTCTCCGAACAAAACATCAGCCCTCTTGAAAGACGCGATCCTGAAGGCTGCTGAGGACGCTGGAGGGGGCAAGCTAGAGACCTACCTGAAAGAGCAGGCGATCAAGAACCCTGCGCCGTTCCTTTCCTTGCTTGGCAAGGTGCTTCCGCTTCAGTTGACTGGCGACAAGGATAACCCGATCGCCCATTCGCTTTCATGGCTTCCGCCACAATAGTCATTCCGTATGCGCCGCGTCGGGTATTCCTGCCGTTCCATGAGCGGAAGCAGAGGTTCGCGGTAGGTGTTGCCCATCGCCGCTGCGGTAAGACGGTCGCTTGCATTAACGACAAGATCAGGCGGGCGGCGCTCTCGGACAAGTCCATGTATCGGGCGGCCTATATCGCGCCGTTCCTGAAGCAGGCCAAAGACGTAGCATGGGAGTATTTGAAGCACTATAGCCGGCCTCTCTGGTCCAAGCCGCCGAATGAATCGGAGCTTTATGTGGAGCTTCTGCGGGGCCAGCGGATCAGGATCTACGGCGCGGATAACGCTGATGCGCTCCGTGGCGGCTACTTCGATGACGCAACGCTTGATGAATACGCTGATATGGCTCCTAGTGTTTGGGGTTCTATCATTCGCCCTATGCTTGCTGATCGGCAGGGTTCGGCGACATTCATCGGAACGCCGAAGGGCCGCAATTCGTTCTTCGATATCTTCGAGCGGGCGAAGGCTGATCCAGACTGGTTCTGGTTCATGCTTCGGGCTGATGAGACTGGGCTGCTTCCGGAATCGGAGTTGAGAGCAGCGCGTCTCGACATGACGCCAGAGCAATACGAGCAAGAGTTCCATTGCTCATTTGAGGCGGCAATCTTGGGCGCCTATTTCGGGCGTGAGGTGGCCGAGGCTGAGCGTAGGGGTCGGCTGATCAACATCGAGGTTGACCCGTCCATTCCAGTGCATACGGCATGGGATTTGGGCATTGGGGATTCTACCGCGATCTGGTTTTGGCAGGCTGTCGGCAATGAGGTGCGGATTGTTGACCATTACGAGAACCACGGCCAACCGCTAAGCCATTACGTGGCTGAGATTGAATCGCGTGGTTATCCCAAGGGCAAGGACTACGTTCCGCATGATGCCCGTGTTCGCAGCCTGGAGACGGGGCGAACGCGGGTTGAGACCTTGGCTGCGCTGGGACGCAAGCCTGAGCTGGTGCCGGACCATACCTTGATGGATGGCATTAACGCGGCGCGCGTGAGTTTCAAGAACATCTGGTTTGATGCCGATCGCTGCAAGCAGGGCATTGAAGCGCTGAGACAATATCGCGCGGACTTTGACGAGAAGACACGGGCATTCAAGAACACGCCAA